TATGAAAAAAGGGTTGCATCAGATGTAGCAAGACAAGATGCACTAGTTTCAGTAGCATCTACAACTTTTATTCCTCTTGTAAGTATTCGTCTCAAAGCAGGAAGAGAAGATGCGGTTATTCTTCCAAATCAAATTAATGCTCTTCCAGATAGTGCAGCATCAGTTTATTATGAAGTTGCACTTATTAAAAATGCAACAATTACTGGTGGAAGTTGGATAACTTCCTCGTCTCCAAATGTAGAACAAAATACAACTGCGACTTCTATTTCTGGCGGAACAGTAGTTAGAGCAGAATATATTTCATCTGCAAATAAAGCTTCAACTCCTTTGAATGAGACTACAGAATATAATTGGGATTTACAACTTGGAAGAACTCAAGCAAAAGTTAGCGATACATATACTTTAGCAGTAAGAGCAATTTCTGGAAGTGGAAACTGCATTGGTTCTTTGAGTTTTTACGACCTAACTTGATTAAATAATAAATAACTAAAAGTGTATTATTAAAAATAATGGCTCATAGACCAGTTGGTGCTGGATCTTCATTTGCATTTTCTGCAGGTGCTGCATCCACATCCTCAGCATTTTCAGTTCAATCTAATGTACTAAGGGTGGTTGCCGTTGGTGCAGCTGCTCACGTTGCTATTAGTACCGGATCAGCAGCAGCGGTAACAGATTATTATGTCCCATCAGGTCAATCGGTAACTCTTGGTCTTACCAAAGCTTCCAATAGAGTAGTTGGAATTACAACAGGAACAACTACAACAGTAATAGTACCAGAGGGAACACAAGTTCCATTCGGTGTTGGTGACTTTGTTTCTATATCAGCAACTGGTCAACCATATTATGATATTTCTCACGCAGCAGTTCTTTCTGTTGATACCACAACAAATTTCAATGGGTATCATCAAACGAGAATGGTGATTGATTATAACTCATCAGGAATCTCAACTGCTTTTGCTGCTTCATATGCGGATGTGAAACTATCGCAAAAAATCTCCGCATATGGTGCTGGTGGCGCAGGAGTTCTTTATTATCAACAAGTACAAATCACAGGTCAAGCATAATGAAACTTATTACCGAAGAAATCGAATCAGTAGAAGTTCTTACCGAAACGGTCAACGGTAAGAAGACTCTTTATATTCAAGGACCTTTTTTACAAACTGAAGTCGTTAACCGTAACGGCAGAATGTATCGTATGCCGGTCATGGAAAGAGAGGTGAAGCGTTATACTGAGCAGTATGTTAACAAAGGTCGTGCTCTTGGGGAACTTGGACACCCCGATGGTCCAACTGTAAATCTTGACCGCGTTTCCCATAAAATTGTTTCACTTCATCGTGAAGGAAATAATTTTATCGGTAAGGCACAAATTCTCTCAACCCCAATGGGCAAAATTGCAGAGTCTCTTCTTAAGGAAGGAGTAACCCTTGGCGTTTCTTCTCGTGGTATTGGATCTGTAAGACAGAATACAGAAGGATACTCAGAAGTTGGTGAAGATTTTATGCTAGCAACTGCTGCAGATATTGTTGCTGATCCTTCTGCTCCCGATGCTTTTGTTCAGGGGATTATGGAAGGTAAAGAGTGGATTTGGGATGGTGGTATCCTAAGAGAAAAAGCAGCAGAGAACGCTAAACGTAGTATAAATACACTAGTTGATCAAAGTATTCTTGAAGAATACAAGTTATCATTATTTAATGAGTTCTTAAACTCATTGTAATTTATTAATTTATAAATAAATATAGTTTATAACTAAAGGTTAAACGGAGAGTTCAAATGTCTCGTGGAGATTTACAAGAAATGGAAGTAGGCACTAAGCAATCCAGAACCGCTGTCAATGCAAATGCAAAGGCAGCGGAAGCGATGCCAAAACTAGCATCAGGAGCAGTTGCTGGTCAAACCGGTGGATGGGAAGATCTTGGTGGACCAGATCCATCAAACTATCGCCCAGACGATGATTCAGCAAAATTAAAAACACCAGGCGGAACCCTTAAGCAAGTTAAGGATGTCGTAAACAAAGGTGCTGGAGCCGCTGACGCTATGAAAGGTCTTAAGAAGGAAGACGCTGATTATGATGAAGATGACGAACTCTTAGAAGAAACCGAAGAGGAAGAAGAAACCGAAGAGGAAGAAGAAACCGAAGAGGAAGAAGAAATCGTAGAAGCTAAGCACGAAGAAGAGGAAGAGGGCGGTAAGAAAAAAGGTAAGAAGGAAGAAGAAGAGGAAGAAGAAGAGGAAATGGAAGAGGAGTTTAGCATCGAAGAAGATGTTAATGCTCTTCTAGAAGGTGAAGAACTCTCCGAAGAGTTCCAAGAAAAAGCAAGAACCATTTTCGAGGCTGCTCTTCGCTCAAAGGTTTCCGATATTAAGGAAGCACTTGAGGAGCAGTATGCAACTGCTCTTGCTGAGGAAGTAGAGGAAATCAAATCCGAACTTTCTGAGCGTGTAGATGCATACTTAGAGTATGTTGCTGACGAGTGGATGCAAGAAAATGCACTCGTTATTGAGCAAGGTCTTAAGACCGAAATGACTGAATCATTCCTCCAAGGAATGAGAGGTCTTTTTGAAGAACATTATGTATCAATCCCTGAAGATAAATATGATGTGCTTGAGAGCATGGTAGAAAAACTTGATGAGATGGAGACAAAACTCAACGAGCAGATTGAGAAAAACGTTTCCCTTAACAAGCGTCTCGCAGAGTCGGTTGCTGATGGAATCTTTGAACAGGTCGCTGTTGGTCTTGCAGACACACAGAGAGACAAGCTCGCTTCACTTGCCGAAAGTGTTGAGTTTGAAAGTGAAGAAGAATATCGTGAAAAACTGGAGACTTTGAAGGAATCATATTTCCCTTCAAGAGTTGTATCTCCATCGGCTAAAACTGAAACTCTTTCAGAAAGTAGCGAAGCAGTTCAAGAACCAGTTTCTGATGCAATGGCTGCTTACCTGAGAACACTTTCGGGTTTTAGAAAGAATTGAATTTAATATAATTCAAACGCAAAAAACAAACACTTAGTAAAAGGTAAAACGCAAATGTTCCATTCCGAGCATCTGCAGGAAAAGTGGGCACCTCTCTTAGACTATAAGGGTCTTGATACAATCAAAGATTCTCATCGTAGAGCTGTAACCGCTGTCCTGCTCGAAAACCAAGAAAGATTCTTAAAAGAAGAATCAGCATTTAATTCAGGTGGAATTACCAACCTGATGGAGACCCCAACCATGAACACCGGTTCAACTGGTGCTCCTTATGGTGCAGGTTTCGGTGGTAGTGCTGCTGCCGGCGGTCCTACTGCAGGTTTCGATCCAGTTCTGATCTCACTCATTCGTCGTTCAATGCCCAATCTGGTCGCTTATGACCTGGCTGGCGTTCAACCAATGACCGGTCCTACTGGACTCATCTTTGCAATGCGCTCACGCTACAATAATCAAACTGGTGATGAGACATTCTACAACGAAGTAGATACCACTTGGTCAGGTCAACCAAAAGGACGTGACAATGCTGATGGATTTACTGATGTTAATGCTGGTATGGGTACTACAACCCAATACGGCGCTAACCCAGGAATTCTGAATCCAGTTGGCGCTGGTACTTCAACAGGTGCTAATGGTTATAATGTTGGTCAAGGTATGCGTACCGACCAAGCAGAAGCTCTTGACGGTACTGGTGATGACGCATTCAACCAGATGGCTTTCTCGATCGAGAAGGTCACTGTTACTGCTAAGAGCCGTGCCCTGAAAGCTGAGTACTCACTCGAACTCGCTCAGGACCTCAAGGCAATCCACGGTCTGAATGCTGAGGCTGAGTTGGCAAATATTCTCTCAACAGAGATTCTTGCTGAAATCAACCGCGAAGTTATCAGAACCATTTACAAGGTTGCTGAGCAAGGTGCTGTTCAGAACGTTGCAACTCCTGGTATTTTCGACCTCGATGTTGACTCCAACGGTCGTTGGTCTGTTGAGAAGTTCAAGGGTCTTCTGTTCCAGATTGAGCGTGATGCTAACGCAATCGCTCAGAGAACTCGTCGTGGAAAGGGTAACATCATCATGTGCTCTGCTGACGTTGCTTCAGCACTGACCATGGCTGGTGTTCTTGACTACACCCCCGCTCTGAACGCAAACCTCCAGGTTGACGATACCGGCAACACCTTTGCTGGTACTCTGATGGGCAAATTCCGTGTATACATTGACCCATATGCTGCTAACCTGACTGCAGGCAATGCAACCCCAGGCAACCAGTATTATGTTGTTGGTTATAAGGGTTCTTCACCTTATGACGCTGGAATCTTCTATTGCCCATATGTTCCTCTCCAAATGGTACGTGCCGTTGGTGAGAACAGCTTCCAGCCTAAGATCGGATTCAAGACCCGCTATGGTCTTGTTGCTAACCCATTTGCGGAAGGTCTCAACAAAGGACTCGGTGCTCTTACTGTTAACGCTAACCGTTACTACAGAAGAGTTGCTGTTAAGAACCTCATGTGATCCATTTCACATAAACATCTTAGGGGATCCTTCGGGATCCTTTTTTTTATCTAAATATTTAAAAAAATGATAAGATCTAAGCAGATAGAA